GAGCCTATGGGTTGGATGTGGGCTGGAACCGCACCGCCGCCGTCTGGGGCGCGTATGACCGGGAGGCCGATACGTGGACGCTCTATCACGAATACTACCGGGGCATGGCCGAGCCCAGCGTGCATGCGGACGGGCTGCGCAGTCCTGGGCCCTGGATTGCCGGGGTCATTGATCCGGCGGCCCGGGGCCGGGGCCAGACCGATGGCGCCCGGTTGCTCGACGTGTACCAGGATCTGGGGCTGCACCTCACGCCCGCCGACAATAGCCGGGAGGCCGGGATCTATAGCGTGTGGGAACGGTTAGCGACGGGACGGCTCAAGGTCTTTGCCTCCCTCGGCAACTTTCGCAAAGAGATTCGCACCTATGCGCGGGACGACAAAGGCCAGGTCCTCAAGCTGAACGACCATCTGATGGATGCCGCCCGCTATCTCGTGATGACGGGTCTGGACGTGGCGAGTGTCGAGCTCACGACGCATCAGCCCGCGCCTGGCTTGGCCCTCAGTGGCCATACCTGGATGGGCGGCTAACGTGGAGACCCTGACGCCCTGCCCCTTTTGTGGCAGTCCGGCCCTGGACATCTTTGAGGGCGGGGTCGGGGGGCCGTTTGCGGTGGTCATATGCCGCACCTGTAAAGCGGCGGGGCCGGAAGCGACCGACCGTGCGGAGGCCGTGACGCTGTGGGAGACCCGACCGACTGCGCAGGAAAGTGCAGATGAGTAAAGAATGCGTATGAGTTGGGGGCGCGATGCGGGGCACAGCAGCCAGAAGAGGCAGGAAGCATCGAGACTGCGCCGCAAAGTTTAGATTTTCGTACTAGTCAAATTGTAGGACAAGCTGTACTGGCGGTGTCCAAGGCAGTGACTGCTTCTCCGGTTGAGGATGATGGCGGTCATAGTGTTGCTTAGGCGTTAGCGCTTCGAGGTGATGAGGGAGCCAGCAGGATTTATTCTGGCATCGATGGTGCACATGACAGTCTTTAGGGATGTCTCCAAGGAACAGATCATAGGCATAACGATGGATACCGACAGATTGCGGGTAGCCATAGGGGGTTGGTTCGCACCAGACGTACCCATAGCCGTCTGGCGTCAATGGGCCAGGCCATTCCCAGCACCCCTTGGGGCTAACAAGGATACAGGCAGCAATTTGTTCGGGCGTATGGGTATGCAGTTCAGGACAGTAGCGACGGATCAAGTCAATATTGGCGGGTTCTGTGGTACACTGAGCGGTAGCCATGACGCATGCTCCTATCAGCACTGCGATGTGGTCAGAGCCCTTGTCGTGCTACCAACACGCTTGGGCTCGTTTCCTATGGGCACAAGTATAGCAGATACAGCAGGATAGCTCCATACCAGTTTGTCATGAGAGGATGAGCCATGGGCGAACGACGCGCATCCCGTGAGACCGCCGATCCCCTGGCGGGCCTCCCCGACCAGGGCGCCTACGAGCAGGCGTATACCGATGTCCACAACCTGCTGGCCTTTTACCAGGGGTTGGGCGTGCTGGAGGGGGTGCTCGACCGGGCGAGACAGGCCCGGGCTGAGTTGACGCAGATGACCCAGGCCGAGGCCCAGCTCGCGCAGCAGGCCGCCGAGCGGGAGGCCGCCATTGCCACCCTCACGCATCAACAGACGCAGGTGGCGGAGGAGTACCAGCGCCAGCGCAGTGCCGCCCAGGCCGCCCACGAGGAGTATGTGGCCGCCCTGAAGGCGGAAGCAGCGGCCCTCGAACAGCCCCTGCAGGCCAGCCGGGAGGAGTTGGCGGACAATAAGCGCCAGGCCACCCAGCTCAAAGTCACCATGCTCGCCAGTGCCCAGGCCGAGGCCACGGCGGAGCGCACCCGGCATGCGACCGACATGGTGCGGCTGCGGAATGAGAAAGCCGCGCTGGAGGCGGAGATCGCCCACCTGACCACGCAACGCGACGAGGTGCAGGGCACGCTGGCCAGTGTGGTACGGCGCCTCAGTGAAGTGCAGGCGCAGTGATGGCCAATCTCTTTGCCGGCGACCGCTTCGTGATTGACACCGCAGGCACAACCCTGTTGCGCGCCACCCTCGCGCCGGGCACCTCGATGAACCTGCGGATCGGCGGGCTGCATTGGGTCGGGGCCACGACCATCGGCCATGGCTGCGTGATCCAGGACAGCGACAGCGTGGCGCTGTGGAGTGCGGTGGCGAAGCAGGCCAATGATGATGTGGTGTGGGACGTGCCGCTGGTGTGGCAAAAGGATTTCAAGGTCACGACGCTGGCCAGTGGCCTGCTGTATGTGTACCTGGATGTGGGGCATCCGTGATGGCTGACACCGCCTACGCCGCTGCGCCCACGCCTGACCTCTATGGCTCCCGTGCGCCCGAGGCCCAGGCCGCGCTCTTGCAGGAGGTGCGCCGGTGCTTTCGCTCGGCCGAGCAGTACGAACAGCGCAACCGGCGCCAGCAGGAGCAGTGGCTCAAGTTCCGCAGTGGCGAACAGTGGGACCCGGCGGATAAGGCGTTGCGGCAGGCCGATGGGCGCCCGTGCCTGACGATCAATACGCTGGCGCAAAGTGAGCACCAGATCACCAACGAGATGCGGCAGAACATGCCGGCCCTGACGGTGCTCCCGGTGGGGAACGGGGCGGATGTGGACACGGCGAAGCTCCTGAAGGGCCTGGTGCGGCACTGTAACACGCGCAGCCATGCCGAGGGCGTGCGCGAACTGGCGTACACGAGTGCGGTGCGGATTGGCGTCGGCTACTACCGCATGGTGCTGGAGTACGACGACTGGCAGAGCTTTGACCAGGAGCCCCGGATTGCGGCGATCCGCAACCAGTTTGCCTGCTACCTCGATCCCGCCGCCACGTCGCAAGTGGGGCGGGACGCCCGGTGGGGCTTTGTGTTCGAGCACCACGACAAGACGGCGTTTCAGCAGGAATGGGGGATCGATGCCGGGACGCTCAATGCCTGGGGTGGGGTGAGCGATAGCTGGGTGTTCAAGGACCATGTGCGGGTAGCGGAATATTTCTGGCAAGATGCCCAGCGCTATACGCTGGCCCGGCTGCGGGATGGGCAGACCCTGCTCCTGGAGCCCTATCTCCTGAGCGATCTGCCGACCCTCCAGGCCGGCGGGTACAGCGGGCAGGCGTTTCAGGCGTTTGTGTCCCATCTTCTGACCCCCCGTCCCCGGTATGCCCCGCTCCTGCCCTGGCTGCGGCAGCAAGCGGGCACGACCCCTCGGTGGCTCGATGGCTTTCCGGGGGACTTCGTGCAGGCGTATGCCGTGAAGGTGCTGGAGCTGGTGGCGAACATCACCGCCGTGCGCCCGACCACGGCCACGACCGTGCGCTGGATCAAGACCAATGGCCATGTGATCCTGGAAGAATCGATCTGGCCCGGCCAGCATCTCCCCTTACTCCGGGTGGTGGGCGAAGAGATGGACCTGGACAACCAGGTGGAACGCAGCGGGATCATCAAGAACGCCATGGACCCGATGCGCCTCGAAAACTACTTCCTGACGATGATGGTCGAGCATGTGGCGCTGGCGCCCCTGCCGGGCTATGTCCTCGATCCCGACCAGATCGCCGGGTATGAGGGGTACTGGCAACAGGCGAACCGCAAGCCCTTCCCGTATCTCCCCGTGCGCCAGGTGAGTCGGGGCGGGCAGCTGCTCCCCCCGCCGACGCGCCAGGCGTATGAGCCGCCGGTGCAGGCCCTCGGCGTGACGCTCCAGCTTTTCCAGCAGTACCGGCAGCAAGCGGTGGGGATTTATCAGGGCAACGTCGGGGCGCCCAGTACCGAACGCAGTGGCCGCGCCATTGCCGAGAAAGATCGGCAGGCGGACACGGGGACGTACCATTACGTGGCGCACCTGGGCGATACGATGGAGTATGAAGGCGAACTCTACCTGGAGGTGATCCCGGCGACCATGAGTCCCGGCAAGATTCAGCGGGTGCTCTCCGACGATGGCAGCCCGCAGCAGATTCGCCTGGCGGGGAGCCCGCAGGAGAAGCAGCAGCTGCTCGACGATCCGCAGCAGATGGAAGGCCTGGCGGGCGTGTACGACCTCAGTACAGGGGCCTATGACGTGGTGGTGGACCTGGGGCCCTCCTATGCCACGAAGCGGCAAGAGGCTGCGGACCAGATGCTCACGCTCGTGGGGACGCTCCCCGAGGCCATGGGGCCGGTCATTTCCCAGGTGGTGGAAAAGATGGACTGGGAAGGGGCG